GAGCATATAAGTCATCTCATCAATTAACTCTTGTATTGGTGTTTTCATCTCTCTTTGGTGTTAAAGGTTATGTAAGGTTATAGCCTTACCAAAATCAAATCCCGTGAGGTTATGCCCTTACTTTTTAGTTTCTACTTCTTCTCTATGTTCTTCTATTGTCCACTTCAATTGAGCCAACTCAATAGTGGTCAAAGAGTTAATCATCTCTATCCGTTCTTGTAGAGCCGTGAACAGTTCACTTGTCTTTGGATCAGCATCAACTGTCCCCAAGGGCTTTCTGATCATGAACTCGATCTTCTTTTCGAGGGTGTTCATCATCTTCTTAACATCATGCTTGTAAAGGGATGTACCCTTAAAATCATCCATAGCATCGAGTGATGCCTGGTAAAGGACTAGTAGTTTGACTGCGTCCTGGAATACTTTGAATTCTTTTTCTCTTGACATAATTAATTGGTTAGCATTCATTAGCACAAGCCTCTATACACGCTTCGCAGCAATCGCACAAAGTCTCTATATCTTGCTCGTGTTTTTCTCTATATGGGCATGTGTGTTTGAAGTCCAAAGAACCACAACTACACATCCCCGTTGTTATCTTGTAAGTCATAATCGTCCCAATATAGGAAGATGTATCGAGGGTCTCTATTTAGAGAACCTTTCTGCGAATCCTCCTCCGTAATCTTTTTCTTCCGAGATTTCTCCACTGTTCTTCAAATCTTTTACCATCTGCTCTAGGCGTTGTCTTTCAATGATCAGTTCCTTACAATCCACCGCCGTTTGCTTTATAGATTGTAATTCGGCTTTTCTTTGTGTACCACCAATCTCTGGGTCAATTGGTTTTCTGATCTCGCCAATCATATTTTCGATAGCCACCTCCATACTCTTCATGAGTTTCTCGGAAGCCCCGATCGTGGTAAATTCCTTTTTAGCCATAGATCAGTTCTAGATCAGACATCTTCATTCGCCAATACTTCTTTCCATCGATCTCGATCTCGTAGTCCGAGTTTTTAGAAAAGCGTACCCGATCCCCCTTGCGGAGTCCGTTAACCTTCATCTCATCCGTTAGCATCGTAACGATACCATCGGTGTTTTGCTCCTCTTCAAAAGTCACAATCTCTAATACGTCACTCTTAAGTTTTGACTCGGCAACGATTGGCTCAAGCAAAACCCAATTACTCATAGGACGAATCTCTCCATCCTTATCCTTGTAAGCAAATGCTTGGGACTGATATGGGTCTTCCGGGTGGTAACGCACCTGGTAAATATCATCCCCCTCATAAGAAAACCTTTGACTTTTCTCCATCACGACATGATGATGGAAGTAGATAGTATCACCCTCCTCACATGGACAGTCATACTTTATTGGCGTTCTAACAACTTCGCCCTCCATGACTCGGTTACCAAACTCATCAAACTTGGTGATCAGTTTAAGCTCCTCGCCGTTCAATTTGAATGTATCCTTGAATCGCTTCGGTAAACGAATAAGGATAGTGGTCATCGTTCTCACTAGAAATTTAAATTATATTCAACTACGACGGGAAGTCCTTCTATGTTTTTCCATAACATAACTCCCTCATCTCCTGTTAAATATATTAAATATCTTCTAATATTATGTCTAACTAAATATTTTTCATCAACAATGATGCTGTCGATTTTCATTTTGCCTACTCGCATTCCTACATAGTAAGCCATAGCATCTTTTGGATTGATGCCTACAATAATCTTTCTGATCATACAATTTAATTTACCCTATTGATCCACCAATCAATAGTTCCCTCTTCCGGGTTTTCGTTTTCTTCGATCTCTTGACAAATCATCGTATCAAGAAAATCTAGTCCATTAATTAAAACTTCTTCATTAGGTGCTTGAGTATCATATATCGCTTCAACACGATTGGTTACTTCATTATAAAGACCAGCCATAGCAATAAAGACGACCTCGTCATCGAGCTCAAGTTCTTCCGCAACTACCCGCAATGTTCCCAAGACATCGTTGCATAGTGATAAAAATTCCTCTCGCCTACTTTGATGGTCGTCCATTTTCCCGTAGTTTAGTACCTAAAGCAAATATAATTTATTTATGAATAAATCTCTAGAGGTTGCTTACGACTGGACCCTATATAAAGCAAAATATAAAATCACTAAAACCAGGGAGCGCAAGAATATTGTGTACAAGTATGCGTACATAAATGCACTCAAGCCTTTCCTAGGTTGTAGTGAAGTTGGAAGGATTATAGATTGCAACCACGCAACTGTTCTCCATGCTTGGCGTGTCCACGACACCAACCTAAAATGGTCGCAAGACCGAAACCTATACGAGGACATGTACGATATATGTGTCGCTCGAATAAGTGAAGCGATCGGGGAACATTGTGACCCACTTCTTTTTCGTACTAAAGGAGAACTGATCAAGATGATACGGGGTCTCCAACTTCAATTAAGCCTATATGCCGAAGAGCCATGTTTCACCCTCGAAGAAGTTTCGTGACTTTAGTCACCAACCAGAGAGGTACATAAAGCAGAACCACCTGAAATCTATTTCCATAGTCTATCGGAAGTTTAAGGAGCAGTTTAACTTATCTCGACCAGAGATTGATTTTATGCTCTTCATATACGACCTAGAGTTTTTCACCATCGATTGGGTATGCGATCAGTACGATCAATCCAAAAAGCAACTGCCCGGAAAAATACTCTACCCACTTCTTAAAAGAGAATACATATACAAACACTTCGACAAGCTCACTCCGAAGAAGGATGTCCTTGGACAAATGTTTAGATCAGAGACGAAGTACAACTATCGTGTCCGTTATGCCCTTTCACAAAAAGGTAGACTAATGGTGCAAAGATTCTATAACGAGTTATGACATCCCTAGAAATACCACAGTCCCTAAAAGACTTTTGTTGGGACATACTAAAAGAACACAACCTCGGAGAAAGACATTCTTTCAATGGGAGCAAAGAAGATCAGTACCTCGGTCTGCTAGGAGAATACATGACCGCTCTGATCCTACAACTACCTGTGGAATTTAAACCTGGGTTTGACGGGGGTTACGACCTTCTATATAATGGGTACAAGATCGATGTCAAAACAATGGGGAGAACAGTAGACCCCAAACCACATTATGTAAACAACTTCCTAGGATATCAAGAAAAGCTCGAATGCGACCTCTTAATGTTTTGTTCTATAAATAAGAAGACTAGCGTGTACACACTATGTGGTTGGATATTTAAAACCGAGTTCCTAGAAGTAGCCGATTACTTCCCCATAGGAGAAAAAAGAAAAAGGGATGATGGATCAGTATTAACTATCCAAGCCCCCCTTTACGAAATCAAGAACTCTCAATTAAGAACAGTTCATACAAACAAGATCAAGTCTCCTGACTCGACATCGTCCCAGAAGTCACAATAACATTGACCTCCTTCTTGTCCACACTCGCACATATTTCCCCCATTAAAAATTAGACATACTATCCCCTAATACAACTTCCTATACCAGGGTTCAACCTACATACTTGATTTTGTCGGTGGCTCCCAAAAGCCATCCGCCATGCTTGTATAATTGAGTAAAACAAAGTTACAACTTATTTTTGATAAAGTCAAGTCCCAAATGAGACAAATGATACTTCTTGTCTGGCTTAACTGCCCTTAAAAAAAATACCCGATCACAGCCGATCAATTATTTCCCAGAGTCCTAAAGACCGGGGGGATTATACGCTACATGACGGCGTTCGGTCGTAGAACCCAAAACGATTATCCGAACCCACCCCCCAAGTGTGAGATTCCGAATCCGAAAAACATTTGGCGTTTTACCATCTAATGCGTTGTGGATCAGGCGTTTGTACCTCTTCACCTACACGATTACTTGAACTCATGTATGGTATCGTATTGCACCCAAGGACATTGCGAATCTAGGGCGCACACCCCTCCTTGGTTGACAATCACACCCCCCTCCCTAACTACTTCAAGAATATATCTTATTGGGTATCACATGCTTACCCCCCTTGTGGTAAATTATTGGTATAGGTGATTGGTGCTAACTACCTATAAAACAGTTTGTTCGAGACCAGGAATAAATTATCGGCGCGTACTATGATTTATATCCTACATGAACTATATTGTGGGTGTACCAATCGGTACGATGTTCTTTGACATATGGGCATTTTTCTAACCACCTATGGAGGGTTCTCCTTCATGGGCTAAATCTTTATTTTATTATGAGACATTTCAATTTGTCATCGATGATTAATTCATCACTCGAAACCTACCAACAAGTCGTTGGTGAAATCGCAAAAGAGATTGTAAAAACTAGGAAGTTATCCGACAAAGAATTCATCACCATTGATGACCTTGTTGTGAAGGAATTTAGCGAAGCATTCTATGTGGATTTAAATGAGCTTCAACGAGCGGAAGACATGTTGAATGAATTCCTGGTCGAAGCAAAAGGTCTTGATGAAGACCAAGTGCAAGGAGCAATTTCCGATAACGCAACCTTCTTTTGTGAGTTGGGTGAGAAATCAAATTACTTGATAAGAGTCTTTAAGAGATTGGAACATGCAATGCGACACAACCAATTGTTAGATATTGAGAATGCACCAACGATTATTGACTACGGATTACATCCATTAGATGCAAGGGAATTGCGTGAAGGAGGATTGGAACATGATGACCTTCATGACTTTCAATTATTCCAAGCCTTCATCAACTCGATTGAGTTGGGTAAGAATGTACATGACCTTGAAATCATGTTTGATGTACGACCAATGTCGGAGAAATTCGATGCGCTAGGCAATAGAGTTGAGTTCGACATGGAGACCATGGGCATAGCCAATGACAAACTCACAAAAGAACTTAAAATGGGCATGGATTTATGATGTGCTTGGTTCTGATCGTTATCCTCGTACCAATCCTCATGGAATTGGGCGATGCAATTCAAATCTTTAAAAGAAAATAATCATGACACAAGAAGAAAAAAATGCAATGTGGAGGTTCATTATGGTGAACCTTGATGAAGTGCTAGAAGATATCCTTCATGAAAAAGCAAGAAGGTACATGGATGACCTTGATGAAATCATCAAAGACAAACACCGAGTAAATGGAATGTACGATTCCATGTTGAGTCTTGATGAATTCTTGGATTACTACCATGAGAAACTCACACTATCCCAATACAACGAAGGAATGGCTATCCTTGATGCGTTCGGAGTTGTACGGAGATACTAGGAACTAACCCTCACCATCGGTGGGGGTTTTTTTATGCCCTAAACCTTGGAATCAAACGATCATGTGCTTCACCCTAAAACCCCCATAAACACTAGGTTTTATTCCGAGCTTTGCTCCTCTGGGCGGTCTTGTTGCATAATTCAATGGAAGGTGGTATATTGGGGTATCGCCACGGCGGTGATGTTCTTTGACATGTGGGCAACTAAATCTAACCGCTCCTCCTAGGAGGGGCATAAATCTTTATTGTTATGAAAACGATTAACGAATTGTTCACCTACTTGAAGGTGATGAACGCACAAGGCTTCAATGGTAAGAAAACAACCATGAAGATGATTGCAATCTTGAACGGCAAGAATGAAGAGAAGAAGGGGATGTTGAAAATAAAGATGCTAGGAAGTGGCGTACCTTTGGGTACTGTAAATTTCCTACACCACGACATCGCTAGAAACATGGCGGAATTGGAAGTAAAAGGTTTGCTCCCTAGACTACCATCTAACATGAGCGGTCACTACGATACCAACTTCAAATCTTACAAGGATAGAGGACTCATCACCTACAATAGAGAAGGTGTGAAAATCACAAAACTTGGTCTCCAATATTTGGATGAACCAAAGGAGTACAAGAAGGTAAGAAAGCAACAACTTGCTATCCAAAAAGCAAGATACGAAGGCTTCAAAGTTGCAAGGGAAAATATCAATCGCTCGAACTCAATTCAAGATGATTTTATCTTTGGAAGATTGCTAGAACGAATGGTTGCATTGGAGAAAAAATACAACCTATATTCTTGTGATATGGTGCATGACCAAGATGCACTATTTGAGATTCAAGAAGAACTTTTAGATATCATGATTGCAATGAGCAATCGGACAAAAAGAGTTCAACTTCACCGAGAATTGCCTTACTTATTCCAACGAGTTGGAGTACTCAAATAAGAGTTCTAAACTAGACCCTCATCGATATATCGGTGGGGGTTTTTTTATGCCCAAGGTCGTGCGCCTGATCGGTGGATGCCGACCAATATTTGATGTTTTTGGATGAGTTGGAGCGGTTCGTTTGCTTCATGTTGGCTTCGATTTTTCCGCCTCGAATTGGTGGATTTTTGGAGGAGGATTTTCCGACCGCCAATGCGACCTCTGGACTGTACTTTTTCAAGATCGTGAGCTTGGACAAAATCGCCCCATGAAATATCCCTATATTATTTAAAGAGAGAGAGAGAGAGAGAGAGAGAGAGAGAGAGAGAGAGAGAGAGAGAGAGGAACAAAACCTCAACCAACACTTTAACTAGAGAGCGTTAAAAGCCTGGTATTTAGGTGTTTTAGGCAACCCTAACTATATGTTTAGTGATGTACCAATATGGTACACATATATATATAGAGAGAGAGTGGGAGGATATTTTTATCCCAAGTGTTGCATATTAAATATATCCTACTTACATTTACCTCACTAACTAAAATTTATTTGTCATGTGTAATTCAAACCAGCCGATACCAGTCGGCACAGTTGTCAAGTTCAAGATTTGGGACACCGAGAAAGATGGTCAAGGGATCGGGGTGATTCTAGAAAACCAACCTAGATTAGGTTACGAAACAAAGTACCGAGTTCACTTTAAAAGGTTCCCGGAACTAGTATACCAAAAGGGCGACCCTACCGAACTCACCATTTCTCAAAGCGATATTAAGGAAGTCCTAGAGACAGGAGCTCGCCTTTGTAGTGTAACGCACAAGCCCATGAGTGATGGCTACGTTTGGGATGGTGGTGTCCACTATTGTTGTGATGATGAAGACATCATGATTAGAGAGATAACGGAAGACCTAAATGTTCAAGACTCTTTTTGGAGCGAAGCGGATAAGGAACGCATCCTAGGTGCTGAAAATATCATTCACGAATACTTTGAAGTATGTGAAGAGAACGACCTTGAATTCTACTACACGGAATGGGATTTAGAAGAGTCCGTTCGTGAAGGTCAAGGATGGTTCTTGATGAATGATGAAGCCGATGATAGAGATATCTTCGGAGTGTTTGATAGAGGACTTTTAGAAAAAGCCTTTGAGGAAATTGATGATGGGTCTGATCCTATGGGCTACGATGATATGCTTACCTCGGAGCGCATGGAGGCAATCTCCGACACCGAGGGGGCGGAAGATATCGAGTGTGAAGGGTGCGGTCACATCAATACCCACGATACTGAAGAGTTTGGATTTTGTGTAATGTGTTTAGAGCATATAGTATGAGTAGAGAGTATAGAGAAATAAGAACCGCTCACGCACATGTAGAAGCGGTCGTAAAGATTAAGGTGAAGGGTCGTGTTGACCTAGACCTTTTTGAAGCCGAGGAATTCCTCATTGATATGATGAGCATCGGCGAGTTTGAAGTATTGGAATACGGCGATGAGTTCGTTGAATTAACGGACGAGGATGTCGAAATTGATGAGTTTTGATATGACTGATCAAGAGCGTAAGGAATTGGAACAAGCGTTAGCCTATTTGGATGATGCTTGTTTCATGTTTTCCATGAGAGAGAATGCCCTTTACATCGATAAGATGAAAGCGGTGAAGCAAGTATTAATTAACTTAAAAGAGAGAGCGTATGGCGAGTAAAAACCTCACCCAAAAGATTCTTGAGTTTATCAAAACCGAGAAGCCTGAACAACTAATTCAAATACAATCCTATATACGAGCGGTCAATGGTTCAGGCGTGACCAAGCTCAAGGGATACTACTCCTCCAACATATCAAGACTGGTGGACAACGGACTGTTAGACAAAAGGTCTCGTGGTGTATACGAGGTGACTGATCTAGGAGAACTATACATCGAAGATAGAAGAAAGGCTCAAAAGATTATTCGAGGCAATCGTGATTCAATTAGAATTCAAAGAGCCATTCAGAAGATTGATGAGATAAGAGAAGGTATTCTTCTTGGTGAGTTTCAAGAAGGAGATGAGATAACCATAAAGATGTAGTCATGGATTTAAACGAGATCAATAGACATCGTGAGAAGGTCGAAAAGGAACTTCACGCTAAACTAGTGAGAGCCGGGGATGAACAACTAAACTATTTGGTTTATAGTCTATCGGCTATCTCTAGGGAACTACAAAGACTTGCACAAGAGTCTGGATTAAAGTAAATTGCATAATAATTAAATTTAATAACTATGGTAAAGCACCAATTCAAAACCACGAACATTCGTGGTAAGGAGTATGTTGAAGTAAATCAGCGTATCCTTTATTTCCGCACCGCTCAAGAGTACAAAGGGTGGGCATTAGAAACCGAGATGGTTCACTTGGACAACGATTCTTGTGTGATCAGAGCGGTTATCCGAAACGAGAACGGAGAGGCAGTCGCCACAGGCTTCGCTCAAGAAGACCGAACAAGTTCTCATATCAACAAGACTTCTTATGTAGAAAACTGCGAGACCTCGGCATGGGGTCGTGCCTTGGCTAACCTAGGCATCGGTATTGAGTCCTCTATTGCATCGAGTAATGAGGTGTCAATGGCTATTGCAAAACAAGAGAAATCCCCTAATAGTGAGAGCGCAACTCCAAAAAAGAATGTCTTCAAGGATGCCGTTGAGTACATCAAGAAATCTAAAGACAAGAGCGGAGCGTACGATCGGGTAATTGGTAAGTACGGAGAACAGTTTACTGAAAAGCAGGTTCAAGCCCTACAAAAATTCGTAGGCTAATGGAGTTCGCTAATCAACTAGTAGATAAAGTGGGGAAGGAATACCTTTCCTACTCATCAATAAAGTATGCCCTACAAGACATGCGCCTATGGGAGATGTATATGGCGGGTCAACTTAAGAAAGAGTCTCAAGCACTTTCTTTTGGATCAGTGTACGATTGTCTTTTGTTCGAGCCTGAAAAGTACGAGGAGCGGTTCGCTACTTTTGATGACCATGAAATCGTAGCCGAGATCGGAGGAGCCAAGCCACGCACTACCCTAAAGTATAAGAAGTGGAAGAAGGATATGGAGACTTTTGCCGATACCAACAACTTACAACTCGTAAGTGAAGAGGACTTTGCTATGGCTATCGATATGATAAATAGGTTGGATGAGACTGGTCTCAAGGACTCGTATCTTACGGGTGAGGTACAAGTTGAATTCAACTCTTTTATTGGTGAGATACCTGTTCGTGGTTTCTTGGATGTAAAGGGTGATGGATTCATAACGGATAGTAAAAGTTGTAGATCAGTCAAGAGCTTTGGTCGAGACATATTCTCTTTTGGCTACGACATCCAAGCCTACATCTACACCTCGGTGTTTCCTGGTAATGATTACTATTGGGTTGCACAAGAGAAAAGTTATCCATATCTTCCAGCGTTAGTTAAGGCAACGCCTGAAACTATAGAGAGAGGAAAAGGTAAGTTCGAACTTGCTATCAATAGAATTATGAGTTACCTTGATAGTGATGTTTCAACCGAAACTTTCTATGCAGAATTTGAAGTTTAATTTAAATCTATATTGTCATGTCAGAGAAAAAGTATGATTCAGACTTGATCGGGTTTGTTGACGAACCCAAGCGTACCGAGAACGGCGACATTCGTTCTTGGCGTATTTCCTTAAGTGCAACCCACCTTGAAGACTTGCAAAAGTACAAGACCGAGAAGGGTTATGTTTACCTAACACTATTCTTTAGTCGTGCGGGTAAGCCAATGGCTAGTGTATACAATCCTCATAGCGAGGCTACAAAAGAGTATACTAGCAACAACAAAAAAGAAGCGGTGGCGGATGACCTACCATTCTGATCTTAAGGAAAAGATTTTCCTTGTGATTGCTATGAGTTGGGGGTTGAGGGTCGATGATTCTTCGACCCCCTTTTTTCATACTACCAAGGATGATAAGAAGAACAGTTTTTGGATAGAGATACAAAATCATAGGGATTCGGAACTCGATCTTGAGATACCCCAAGCGGATGTAGACTTTGGGATTGTAGTGATACCGAATAAAAGGGGAGACAATCTTATCCTCTTTAAATATCAGGAGTTAATGGACTTGCCTGATCACACCTTTGAAACTCTCGCATCCAAGTTAATTTACAAAGAGAGGATTGATATTACCCATGAAGATAAATCAACTTGACTTGTTTAGTGGTATCGGTGGCTTCCATAAAGGATTTGAGAAAGCCGGGTACGAAGTGACAAGTTACTTTTCAGAGATAGATAAGTATGCCGTAGCGGTATACCAACACCAATTTAAATCATCAACTTATGTCGGATCAGTTACAGATGTTCGAGGAGAAGACCTCCCACGAATCGACCTCATCACTTTTGGAAGTCCATGCCAGGACTTCAGCCTTGCTGGGAAGCGGAAAGGAATGGATGGGGAACGCTCAAGCCTTATACTTGAAGCAATACGGCTTATCAAACAATGCAGACCACGAGTTTTTATTTGGGAGAATGTTAAAGGAACTTTCTCCTCAAATGCTGGGGCAGATTTTGCGGGAATCCTCCAAGAGTTTGCCGACCTTGGGATATATGACTGCGAATGGAAATTGTGCAATAGCTCGTGGTTTTTACCCCAAAATCGTGAGAGACTGTACCTTGTCGGATATCTTGCAGAAACCCGAAGAGATTGGCGAGGAGTATTTCCTCTCGGAGAAACAAGTGGAGAGCATGTCGAGGTGGAATGCACAGGAAGACCCGTTAGCAAAACGCTTACGGCAAGAGGTCAAGCCACCCTCCACTCCGGGATGCAACTCGTAGAAATGGTAACGCCAAAGGTTAGTAACTACGCTCCAAGAGAAATAAGTTTTAAGGACGAGTCCCCAACACTACTCGCTCGTGATTACAAAGACCCAAAGGTAGTGAGTTATAGTCGTGATCAGAAGGGAGAGATTGTAAATCGCAGCCTCAAGGACGAAGCCAATACTATTCACGGAAGTACCGGGAGCGGTGGTAACACTGATCAATACATTAAGTACGGAAAAATCCGTAGGCTTACTCCAATAGAGTGTGAAAGACTTCAAGGATTTCCAGACAACCATACCCAATACGGAGTCTTTGATGGTGAGGTAAAGGAGATAAGCAAGACACAACGATATAAACAGTGCGGTAATGCGGTGACTGTGGATGTAGTCCAAGCCATTGCAGAAAAACTTAAACCTTTATTCAATGGAATATAATTTAGAAGATGTGCCTTCATACTATATAGGGAAGCACAAGAAGATCGAAGCCATGGATGTTGTTCTAGACTTTCAACACGACAACTATAACCTTGGAACCGCTCTCACATATATCATGAGGGCAGGGAAAAAGGATGGGAATCCAATGAGCCAAGACATCACCAAGGCAATAGTACACCTGAAGAAAGAATTAAAACACCAACTATCTCTAGAACACAATGAAAGAAGTAACGATATACCAAAACATATACCAGAAGGATCAGCCATTCCACAAGGATATTTCAGTAGCACTACAGCGAATACAAGAGGGGAAAAGCAAGGAACTAATCGAGAAGATTAGGGACACGAAGGATAGCAAGAAAAAGTCCGAGCTTAAAAACCAACTTCCATGTGTGTTGTGGAGCGGTGTATTTACTATACGAAAAGACAACGGATTGGTAGACCATAGTGGTTTTATATGTTTAGACTTTGACCATATTGACATTCAAAAAAACAAGGGAGTTATTGCTACCGATCAGCATGTATATGCATGTTGGGTGTCTCCAAGTGGAGACGGAATCAAAGCCTTGGTAAGAGTCACTAATCCCGAAAGACATCGTGACCACTTCAATGCACTCGAAAAGTATTTCGATAAAACCTATGGGCTAGAGGTAGACCCAACAGGTAAGAATGAATCACGAGCTTGTTATGAAAGTTATGACCCGGACCTGATCATCAATACCGATTGCGTGAAGTTTGGTTCGTTCTATAGTGAGGAAGCCCTCAAAGAAAAGAAGAACGAGAAGCCTGTAGAAAGAAAACCTATAACGGACTATGTAAAGTTCAACCTTGTAGCAACAATGATTGCAAATGCTCTCGATGGCGAGAAGCATAATGTACTGCTTCGTGCATCACGATTGTGTGGTGGATACATCGCAGCAGGTCGGATGGAAGAGGATGAAGCAATACATGTTCTTGAAAGAGAGATTAGCAAAAGAGACATCAATTCAATCGAATCGGCAAGAGAGACCATCCGCACCGGGATTGAATACGGAAAGGGGCTACCCATCAACGAGGTTATAGCCCTGGAGAAGATGTCCAAGCGCAAGTCTAATGTAGATGACGGCGACTATTCTTTCATCTCTTCGGATAGCGATGACTTCAAATGGATTAACTCTTACGCCGAAGGAAACATTGAGATCGGGTTATCTCTTGGTGATGATTACCTTGATGAATACTTTAGATACAAGAAAGAGTTTGTAATTCTAAATGGGCATAGTAATGTAGGGAAGACAACCTTTTGTTTGTTCCTCATGGTGAACAGTAGTATCCACCACGGATGGAAGTGGTGTGTGTATAGTTCCGAGAACACTACGGCTTCGGTTAAGATGAAGCTCATGGAATTCGCTATCGATAGACCTATCGGTGACATGAGTTATGCACAACGCAAACATGCATACGAGTGGGTCAAAGACCACTTCATTATATATGGTAACCGAGACATGTACTCTTACACCGACATACTTATATTCACCGAGAAGTGTATGAAGCAAGGGAGAGTTGATGCTTTGTTTATTGACCCATACAATAGTCTTAAGATTCAAATAGGATCAGAGAACAAGATCGGTATACATGAGTACCACTACGAGGCAGCAAGTGAACTGCTCAACTTTGCAAACAACAATGAGATTGCGGTATGGTTGAACACTCACGCCGTAACCGAAGCCCAAAGGAGAAAGGATGCTATGGGGTTACCTATCGCTCCTTATGCAGAAGACAGTGAGCATGGTGGTAAGTGGGTGAATCGTTGTTCAGGATTCTTGACAATACATAGAAAGGTACAAGCAGAAGACCCTATCACTCGGAGGACTACCGAACTACATGTTCGAAAGATTCGGGTGACGGAGACGGGGGGTCAGCCCACCCCCCTCTCTTCTCCTATTGAATTCGAAATCAACTCACAAAAAACTGGTTTCTATATTGTGCAAGGTGCGGAGCGAAGAAGAATGTTTGAACCAATATCACAACAATTCAAGGAATACAAGAAGTATGATGTTCCAAAGATGAATCTTGAAGATGGATTTGCATTATGAGAAAGAAGAAAAGAGGAGCAGTCAATAGTAAGAAGAGTGTATACAATGGTATCACCTTCCAATCAAAACTAGAGTTGTACTGCTACAAGAAACTCAAAGAAGCAGGCATAGACTTTCAATATGAAGAGAACACCTACGAGATATTCCCTGGCTTCAAACATAAGGGGAGGTATGGTAAGAAGGCTTCACGAGGATTTGGTATCAAAGAGAACCGAGTGATCAGAGCGGTAACATACACTCCCGATTTTGTGAGCGACACCCATAAGTTTATTATTGAAACCAAGGGGTATGTGCCTAGCCAACATAGTTTCCCTTTAAGGTTTAAGATGTTCCTGCACTATTGTCAACAAAATGGGATGAGCGATTACGCCATCTACATACCTAGTAATCAAGCACAAGTAGACCAAGTCGTTCAAGATATTGTTAATAACTCCTAGTCTACACAATTTAGATTGTCATAGTAGTTGACTATTTTTTATATATCAACTGCCATGGATTCTAAAGAACTAGGAAAATACTACCATCTTGCTTGTGAGAATGCTCACCAAGAACTTGATGCGCTATATGAAAAGCTCTTTGATAACAACGGCAATCCAGTTGAGAGTCAAGAGAAGATAGTGTCGATATTGCAATCGACCACTCAAAGGATAAGGCTCGAACTGGAGATAATCAAATCTTCTCTTCAAGAGTTTAATGAGTCTTCATAGATGTAGTAAATGCACCAAGAATAAACCTGCCGATCAGTTTCATAGAAGCAACACACGACCGCAAGGTGTACAAAGATATTGTAAGGAGTGTAAGAAGAAGATCGACACCACTCGTAAGAAACTGTATTATGTATACTACCTACCTAGAGAACGCTATGTAGGTATGACCAAGCATGTTACCAAGCGGATGCAAAGACATCGTGAGCGTGGTAAAGATACTAGAGGATATCGAATTATGCTGTCGACAAAGAATGTGAAGGCAGCCCATTTGTTTGAAAGCCTCCTCCACTTATTCGGATTTAAGGGGTTTAGATACTAACTACTTATTGAGTTTATGTAGCAACTCTTGTGTCCACATCCGATAGTATTGACCATCTTCCCCAAGTCGATACATATTGAAGTTCGACAAGTCATTGTATTCAGGTTTTAGAACACCTGTGTTTCCTTGACTAAAATTGGGACGATACTGGTCACGATACCTTGGTATCAAAGCATCATCTGCTATCTTATTCTTACTCACAAACAAATAGTCTACTCCCGATTTAGCAGTTTTACCTGATCCCTTGGTAAAAGTGGTTGGGAAAAAAGTTTTATCTCTATTAAAGAACGGAGCGGTTACAGGTTTAGTTAGGTTAAATCCTTTTTCAGGTTTACCTAGTAGTTGTTTTGCTGCATCATCGGCGTAACTAAAGTCAGGGTTGTTTAGCAAGAATTCTTTTTGACCTTTACTAAAAATCTTACCCTCTTTTAGAGCGTGTTCAAATCCTTCTGGACCTACTTGTCTATAAACCTTACCAAGTTCCGCACCTCTATATCTCAACAAACTCTTTACGCCTCTAGCGGACAAATTAAATGCACGACCTATTAAAGGAGCGATTTCTGAAAGTACCACAACAGTATCACCAAATTGTTGCGCTTCTTTCTCGGTAATATCCACATTCACGAAACTACTCGCCATAGGGTTAGTACCAAGCAAGGCTTTCTCAACTGTTCTACCTGCACCCGCTAGAGTTTTGCCGGGGCGAGTTCCAAACCTACGGACACTGTCCATTCCTGTGATTGCTTCTAGTTCTCTCAAGGTATACCTTGCAGCCTGATCAAATTCACCCATCATATCCGCAGCCTTCTCCTTACCTAGACGGGCTTTCCTTCTCACACCTTCACCGATTACACTAGCATCTGTAAAGAACTCTTGTTCTTCGGAAGTGAGTTCACTATAGAAAGGATACTGATCTCTAAACTTTTGACTTGTATTACTTACAGCAACGGGTTTGTTTGCACCTTGATCGACCACCTCTATAGTATCAAGCATACCATAGTAAAGAGGTTCTTCATTGCCCTTGACCTTATCTGTTTTGCCCCCGCCTTTATAGCGGACACTCATGCCTTTCTTTTTTTTCTTGCTAGTCTTCATGGTCAAAGTCAACATATGTGATGGTCACCTCTTCCCCATCCTCAAGAGCTTTAGCAATCGGAGGGTAGATTCTTTTATACGCCGCAGTAGAAGAGCCAACGAATCCATCACTATCACCAAAGTTGATTTTTTGAGTATCACCAACAAGGAGACACCCAGCAGTATGTTCATCAGTATTACCAGTGTGAATAAGAATCCACTTAAAGTTAGGTACTTCACGAACCCATAACATTCCTTTGTGCATCTCCCCATACCTCTTTGTGTATTTAGCATGATGCCCACCTGTGGTTCGTAGAGTAATCTTGTAGGTTCCCGCCGGGACTCTTGTCTCGGACATCACCTTTACATCTCTATGCTCGTCCTCTAAAGTATAGCAAAGAAATTTGCGTTGACCATCGGTAACATCAAACAATAATCCGTTAGTGCTATCCGCTTCACTACTAAATCGTAATACTTCTAATTCCATTATTTCTCTTCTCTAATTGCTGATCCAAAATAATATCCGAAGATAGACAAGGCTACACCTTCAACGATACCTATAAGGTGAATGAATATCTCCTTGTTCTCTTCAGGTACATGTAAAAATACGATAGAACAAACAAGAAAAGAGAAGGCTCCTAGACCCACCAAACCTGTAACATTGAATAACCAATCTTTAGCACCCGCCTTAACCATCTCGGCTTGACGAGTTCGTGCGCTATCACGATCAGCAACTTCGAGTTTGTACATGTCCATTACTTGAGTGTTGAGTTCCTTCTTCTCATCCGCACTCATGGGTACGGCTGGGTCATCGATCAATCGTTTAACTACACCCAACGCACCTTGATCCGGGAGAAGGTCTCCTACAATATCTAAAACTTGAGGTGCTTTTTCCTTAAGCAACTTCCCAATCTTTGTGTCTTTTATCTTTTTCATTCTAATCTTAACACTTTAACAGATTCTCTATTATTAATAATCTCTTGTCTCATACGATACCAATCAAATATTTGACGAGTACCATCCTCACGAGTCATATAACCTTTTGAATATCTATTGTTTATCTTTTTAACAATATTTATTTTGGCTTCATCCGTCAACCTATCCCAAGAGGCAGCACCCACTACAGTTCTTAATTGGGCAGTTCTTTGTTGACCCAACAACATTAGCATCTCGTTTACTTCGTTGGTAGTAAACTCTACCTTCTCTGATCCACGATTAATTTTATATTCCTTATTAAGTATGAGGCTTGGTATAGAAGGCAATGCATTCTCATCGCCAGTTCTACGATATAGGCTATATAGTTCTACCTTAAGAGGGTCATCCGTAGCGAGGCGTGTACCTGTAGGGTCTAGGAATTCATAGAACACAGGGTCGGTTCCAGGAGGAGTCTGATTAATCTTCTCACCCCAAACATTTATTCGAGCAGGTGCTGGGTTGTCACCTCTACCAAATGCTCCAAAGGTTCTATCATAGATTACATTCTTGAATCTATTGGTAAACCCTTCATCACGATAGTCTAACAAGAACTCACGCTCCGCTCTAAAGAATGAGGTGTATATGTTTGGTAACGGAACCGATACCATAGCACGACTTAACTGCTCGAAGTATTTTGAAACCACATCCATGTCCTCGGTGTTTTGCAACATCTTGGTTAAGTTCTCCATACCTGTCAAGAACGACTGATCCATCAATGCGCCCAATGTACCGAGGGTGATACCGAAGGAACGCTCAAGGAAAGTACTTACCGCATCCTGCTCTTCAAGACCATATACTTTAAGCTCTTCCTCTTTTGAGAAGTTTTGGTCTCTATCAATAACTTGGAATGCTTTAATATACGCTGCCATCACCGCACCCGGTAAACCTAGTTTAGAGAAACCTACTCTGCGATCAGACGGAAGGAATGGTTCGCCTTGCTCACGACCCATAGCCGATACATTGATAGTAAATGGTGGCTCTACTTCATAGGCTACACTACGAGCTTTCGGACTCAACTCATCAACTGCCCCACTAGCAACTCCTTGGTCGTAAAGTCTACGAGCAAATAAGAATAGCATGTACCCCATAAGAGCGGTTGCTAGTTTCTCTGATCTATCTCGTGCCTTCATCCCCGGTACAAATGCTTGAGCAAATGTAAGTGGGAACAATGTCAACTCTAGTGATTGTGATAGGATGTTAAATGGAGTCTTAACAAAAGGGAAGTTAGACTTCACCATAAACTTCATAGCGTTACCAAAGACTCTTGTCAAAGCACTATCACTTGCAGCACCAATGCTTCCCGCTTTGTTGAACCATGACTGTACCTTTTCGGTAGTTAAAAGTCCTAGCAATACTGTCGAGTCGTTTTCTTGGAAGGTTAACTTAAGACCCTTTTGACGAGCAATATTCATATGCTCTTCGGTAGGATACTTTAAGAATTGTTTTAGCGACTCTCCTTCAAGACCTAGTTTCTTACCCTGTTGATACAACTCGTATCCTTCCATACCTCTATAGAATGGTCGGTCACCAAGCACAAGAAGTTTGAAGTTACCAGCAGCGGTCAAACCAAAGATACCCTCGAATAACTTTTTAGTCTTGTAGTTCATAAAGTCTAGTTGACCATGGAACTCTTGCGGTAGGTTTTCTTTTCCTCTACCAAAGACTGTGGCTAGTGCTACTAGTGGTCGGAGTTGATATCCTGCGGTGTATTCAAAATCCCCTGGAGCCTTGCCCGTCTTGATGCTCTTGTATGCTTCCTTCAATCCGTACCACGATCTTTGCGCTCCATAAATCATAGCCCCAAACGAAGGACGAATTTCACGACCTTTAGGGTCTAGCATAAAGTTGATAGGTGCTGCAATAAGTTGCTCCCCTAATCGTAGTGGTAAGGTAAATGCGTTCGCAATGACGTTCGTTGTAATAGAACGAAGAGTAAGAAGGTTACCTTGCATGATGGTAGACAATAGTGTCCCCCATGATGGAGCATTGAACTTTTGGAATTCGTTGATACCACCTATTGCTTTCTCCAATCTATCTTGCGCCTCTTGAACTTTTTTATCAAGGGTGTCAAAGTTATTAGGATCAGTTTCTAATACCTCGGATACAACCTTGTCGTACTCGTTCTTTGCGGACATGTACTCGTCAACAATTTGAGTAAGTTCTTGTAGTGATTCATCTTTTAGTGGAGTGCCTTTTTGCTCGTACTCATTCGCAATAATCGAAACCATACCATCAACAGTCTTGCCTTTGATTTCTCCAAACTGACGGAGCAGTTGACCAAAGGTTGTACCCATCTTGGTAAGTTTCGCAAGTTCCACCTTGTACGCATTCATGTTGCCTTGCTTTCTCAAACGCTCTAGGTACTCGACTTGTGCAAGTACTAGTATGTTACCATCGGTTGAGAAGTCCGTTCCTCTAGAATCATCGGATATCATTCGCAAGATGTCCGTATCTAATAAGGATACAATCTCCGCCGTAGTCATCCCCATCAACTGCTCTCTTGAAGCATTGATACTTTGAGGCTTGTAGAAGAAGTCCGCTCCCTCATCTTTAGAACGAAGCGTTCCTTTGGCTGCTCTTCTCTTTGCTTTAAGAATAGTTTCGGAAAACGCAATCTCTTGAGGTGTTCCTGTCTTAAGCATGTCCACGAACTTCCTCGTGGCTTGGCGCATTTTTAGGTTAGCTCGCCCGGTATCGTTGCTAGTATTTCCGGGTGTACTTCCTGGGGTACTTGTTCCGCTAGGTAAATCTCCTCCAGCCAAGTCTCCTTCGTTAGTGGTTTCCCCTTGCGTAGTATTTCCTTCGCTACTAGAAGGTCGGTGCCAGAAAGGGTGCTTAATATTTGTTCCCCTTGGAGTTTCTGTGTCTGTGTCTTTTTCATCGAAGTATTTTTTAATTTCATTTTGTACATCTTCAATCGCCTCTCCTTGATAGTCCTTGTAGATTTGAGCAATGTCTGATCTACTAGATTCATCACGAAGAGTTGACGGCATTAATAATCGAATTACCTCCCATGTGATAGACTGCATTTCACGAGGTAGTATTCCTCGTTGATTTGCTGCCTCGGTATATGCATCAAGGTATGCCCAATAGTTTCCAGATAATCCATTCACCTTTTGGTTCATGATACCTGATCCAAAGTTCTCGTTTACCGCTGCACTCTTTTGACCATAAGGCATAAGTTCAGCCGCAGCAACCGCATGGGTATCCATAGTCACATCACCATCGGTAGCATCTGGGTTAGCGATGTTGTTGTAGAAGTGTCTGATCTTGTGACTACCACCGAGCAGTTCGCTAATCATTGCAACGTCATTGTTCTCAAACATCGTGATTGCTTTAGCCATATTGCTAAAACTTTGAGTCACAACCTTTCTAGCATTACCATCCTTTGTTGTATAGATACCAAGATCGTCCCCAACAGGATTGTACGCTTGAATAGTAGAAGGCATGTATACCTCTCTAAAGTATCTTACAAACTTCGCTTTCTCTAGAGCATCCATACTAGAAAGTGTTCTTCCTCGTAGGTTGTCCATAGACTCTTTGAATGAGTTGAAACTATCTCTATCCTTCTTCAATAGTTTCGATGCAGTCATCTTCTTGCCTTTGGCTTTCTTCTTGTATGTGCTACTATTGACACCCGTTTGTCTATACGACTCGAGCTTTCTTTCAATAGCGGTGTTGTACATCACATCATCAAAAGTAGAGTTTTGTTGATTGTATAAAACCTCAACAATGTTATATGCATTTTGAATATTGATAAACCAATCCGCACCTGGTGACAATGCAGCGAGGATACCCGCCGACTGCTCAATGCTTATATCGTACTTACCCGACATGTCCTTCGCAATCTTGTTAGCACCATCGTACCATCTACGCATGTACTCACGAATCTCTGGATCAGCGAGGTCATGTAGGTATAGAAGGTTAGAAACAACACGCTCTTTAAATGTAGCGTATATTCCATCTGCCCATTCTTTTTGGCTTTGTAGTTTCATAGAGCCATTGTCGATTGCTGATTTTGGATTTAAGACAACCATGTTCTCTACAGTGCGTGGGCTTTTAGTTTGGTCTGCCTGCTGATCTACAAAAGACACCGCATCAAAACCCGCCGACTCAAGAGCAGCAAAATATTTCTTACGCTCTCTAGGATTAAGTATAAATGGAATATCCTCTAAAGAAAAATTTCTAGCCTCCATACCCTCTATGTCTATTAACATAAAGAACATAGCATCTCCAGTCGCATCATACTGCGCCATCTTTGAAGGGAACAGTTGTCTTGCTATCTCTAGTGCTTGGTCTTGAGAAGCAACCTTTGATTCCAATACATAAACAGGGTTGACTAGTTTAGGATTAGATTTTTCCTCGGCATCTTGAAGGCGTTGGTAATCTGCGGCTTCACTTTCTTCGGGAGATATGTATAGTGGTCTATCGTTAGAGATTTCTTCTAGACCGAAACCACCATGATATAGAGTGACCATACCTTCTCTAGAGTAGTCCTCTTTCGGCATGTTATCAATAAAAGGTGGAACCTCTTGATCGACCATTAGCGGATGGCGTTCCGTACTTGTCAACGCTATTGCGTGTTCTACATAGATAGGTTTCTTGTTTTTATTTGGAGCAGCCAATGAGCGTACAGTTGCCGCAGTCATGTCCATGATATCGGTTGACTTGCCTTTGCTTACCGCAATACCTTGACCAACTCTTTGCGCTGCAACGATGCCTTCTTTTAGTGCCTTAATAGATTCGGCATTCAATGCAGCACGACCTCCAAGGATTTCGTTTCTTGCTTTATCAACCTTGTCCTTAACCTTTTGTTGGAAGCCTAGAGTGTATGCTTTAGTATAGTCACCATCTTCCATCATGATGGTATGGTTCTCCATCCATGATAAGTATTCAAGGCGTTTGTATGGGTCGCTAATATTATCGGCATCGTTAACCAACTGATCCATCGTACCCGGAACTTGATCAGGGCTAGTCAAATACCATGACACATCACCCATCTTGCTAGTGTAGAAACTATACTCTTTTTGGCGTGTCTCTTCTAGTTTACCCTCACCTACCATATCTTCATGGAAACGCTTCATTCTCTCGTAGTTAGGCGTATTGATAGGACGGATTTGTTGAAGCACAGGGTTTGGGAAGTCGTTGGTAGTACCTGCTTCAAAGGCAAGAGAATATGAACTTATGTCCGTACTTGGGGCTCCAAGGTCTACAAGTTCTATCAACATATTTTTCATGCCTCGTGTGAACACACCAAAGCCCTCGACATCAATCATGTCAAATACGCTGTAGTTCTTTTCGAACATATCGTTGAACCCTGCCTTGAATGCTAACCTTGTATCGGTAAACTCTCGACCTTCCGCATAGACTCTATTAAACATGTTATTAATAAAGCCATCCATGTCGGCAATAGTCACATCGATATATGCCTTTGCAGTTTCTTTTGCTTTTTCTTCTATCTCAATTCTTTCCGAAGGTGGTGTATTATCAAAAGCACTACCTAGAACATAGTCATGAAGTTTTTTAGCGTTGCCGTATATGTTTGCGTAGAAGTTTTTACTTGGGTCAAAGGCAAGTTTTCCCATCACTCTTTCTACCTCATCACGATAGAACTCTGGATTATCTTCCATTGTCCCAAAATCCTTTTCATTGATTTTGACCGCCGACATAGAAAGCATGGCTTGTTGCATTGGTCCAGCAGCAATCATATTGTACATGTCCTCCATAAGTTCTGAAACTTCTGGGTACAACATGCTCATATCATATGGTTGACCATTAATAGCGAGCTTTGTCTTTTCTCCCGGTAGCGGAGACAACTTAAATAGTCTTGGACGAAGTCGGCTTCCAGGGTCAAGGGCAGTCATTTTTTTATCTCGTGCCTCAAACCCAAATCCAAACTGCTCTTCAAATTGCTCTCTTGTTTCTGGTAAGAAGAAGTTACCTGCTACGATTGGGACACGAACATTTCTTGGCTTGACCAATAGACCCTTGGTAGATACGTCAATGTCGTTTTTGTATTGATAGAAATCTAAATAGAATTCCAACATATAGTCTTTAGCACCATCAAGGCTTTGAGAAGCAAGATCGAACACCTCGGTCATAAACGCCGGGGTAAATGTACTTGGGTCATCAATATCCATAGAAGCAATATCGCCTTCGGTAGGTTCAATCACAGGTCTATTCATGAAAGACTCGGCTTGTACAATAAATGCTTCTTGACGAGCTCCTGCAACTTGCTTGATGGTTTTTGCATTTAGACCTAATGCTTTTGTAAGCATGTTGATATTAGCACGACCACCATCAGGAACAGGCTTGGTTCTAAATGGTGTTGATACATCTTGCTTAATTGCTCTACCTTGTCGAGAAGCGAATGCAAATGTTTCGGCTAGTCTATCTAAAGAAGTATCATCGGTAATCGTTAGGTCTTTAAATCCAATAGCAGATAAAGCACGATTAATAATTCTTCTGATCTTGGCTTTTATTGAAGAATCAATTTGATTCATGTTCTCGCTATAAGAAGTAAGTACACGAATAACCGCTTCTTCTTGAACCATAGCCTCAATACCTTCAGGGGTCATTCCTAGTCGCTTACCCTCTGCTTGATATGCGCTAATAAACGCATCCATATCAGGAGCAAGTGCTGGGTTCTTTTTAACAAGGTCTAATACTTCTTGATATAATCGAGTACGAACCTTGTCGTCCGACATAATACCACCAAGACCCGCGTGTGCAAACTCTTCTCGAATTACCGCATCGCTAGAGTCGACAGTAATGTTGATGGTATTGTTATTGAAGTTGTAATACGCATCATAACCTTGAGTGTTGTTTGCTCTATTCAAGTCTTCGGTATTATTCCAAATAACTATACGAACATCACTACCAATATTTTCTCGTAAGGCTTTTACAAGGTTGTTTACTGTTTGGGCTACACGCTCACTAACACCACCTCTTGGAGTAATGGTATTTATTCCGCTTGTTAGAGCAGGTTTTGGAGCAGGTGCTTCAGGTTCACTAGGTGCTTCTTCTACAGGCTCTTCTGGAAGTGGGGGAGTTTCCTCGCTAGGAATAACAACCTGATCACCTTCCTCTGTCTCTTCTGTAGTAGGTTCCGTACTAGTCTCGGTCTCTTCTACTGGACCACCCATTTCCGCTTCAATAAAGTCGCCAATAACATCGTTTAAAGAACGAGTATCCTTGTTGTTGGTTTGTGGTTGGCTAAAGTAATATGCAATCTCTTGCGCCACCTCTCCTCGGAAAGTTCTATTGCGCCCCTTGGAATCTTTTAAGGTTACACTTACAACCTCACCATCTTCATTTAAATTAATAGACCTCTTACCACGAGGAGCAGTATACTCTTTACCTCTAATAGTAAACGATCCGTCTTCGTTTAGGTTAGAAACAAAAGAACCAAACCCTGCCTCTTCAATAGTCTGTCCTTCTAGTTCAGAGATGTTGCCTAGTTCAACAACACTACCATCGGCTTCTGTCACAGAAACCTTACCGCCTTCGTCAATCGTTAATAATCCACGAGCGATTTGACCCGTAGGCAACTTAACTACAGTTTGTTCGCCATTAAGTTGTTCAATGGTAGGTGTCGGCTCTTCTTGTACAATAGGCGCACCTGGTGCAGGTTCAACACTTGATTCAACACCTGGAATAATCTCTGCTTGTACAGTCCCCGGTCTTGCCTCTTGAGGGTTTATAATGTTTTGTATATCACCATATAGTTTACCAATCTCACGAATAACCGCTTTACGACCCGGATCAGATTTCTTAAAACGCTTAAGTTCAACCATCATATCGTTCATCTGTCTCGTCTTTTCGCCTACGGCTTTACGATCAGCGACCGATAGATTTTGTAGTGTTTCTATGTTTCTATTTAGCGTTTCATACTTTTGATTCTGTAGGGTTCTTACATTCTGTCTATGCGTTGCACGAGCCTCCTTGCTTTTCGCTTTACGAGCAGCCTGTCTTTCTTCTTTGATACGCTGATCAATAGAACGAACTTCATTGTAATTCATTGCGGAAGCCACAGTCGTAAGTTCATGTGAGTCGTTATTGAGAATAGCAAATCGCATGTACTGCTTTTCTGCGGCACTCATCTCTTTACCCTTGACTGCATTGAAGGCTTTCATTGGAGCAGTTTGTACTGTTTGACCGATGAACTCTAATGCAATACCCTTCACATCGTAAATCTCTCCTGTCTCAACAACTTGACCTAGAGCCTCACCCGCTGCCCCCATAGTGGCTTCGGTCAACTCTCGATATGCGGCAGATTTCAAGAAAGAAGCACCGCCCTTCATAAGGCGTTTGTATATAGCACTTGCCGTACCATAACTCATCATATCGACAATAGCAATAGGAATACCTTTAGCCAAACCTCTAGTACGAGCTTCACTCATCGCCTCTGGATTTTCAAAGGCTTTTGCTAACTCTTGTGGATTGGTAGTGTCGTAACCAAGTTCTTGGAAAACCTCTAGTACTTTAGAAGAATACTCAAGGGCAAGACCTTCCTTACCATATAGCATTTTGATTGCGGTAGAAATCCCCGCCCCTTCAGTTACAGCACCAACACCCGCGATAAAAGAAAGGTTATAAGCATCCGCAAAAACACCTGTCGTCAAGGCAACGGCAGATTCAAAAATAGGAGAAATAACACTAGATATTACAGTGTCAAGACCAGTGAGGAAAGCATTATCTGTGTCCCAACCTACTTGCTGGTTATCACGCATCAACTTTTGATAGTATGCTAAACGCTCATAATCGATCTCATGCAAAAAACTAGAGATTGGGTCAAGCATATCTGACTGCATTCTACTAATGATAGCACGATTGTAAAAGCGCACTAAATCTTTGCCGACCCCTGTCTCATCGCCGGGAGCGTTCTCTTCGTCAATAAGCCAAAAAGAAAAGTAGTCCTCACCTGGTGTAAGGAAGTCCTCGTGAAACGCATTATGACTATGTAGTTTTACTCCGAGTTCTTCGGCTGCACTATACATCTCGTCTTCAGTTAAACCTTTGTCTAACCAATTTGCAACAAAAAGACCTTCTTGCTTGGCTGCTTGAAATGACATAGGAGAAGTATAAAACCTCTCTCTATTTTCTATCGTCATATTATCACCAAACTGTGCAACCCGATCTCTATCAAAACCCTGAATAAACAAGTTGTCGGTGTAGGCATTGATAGTCATGCCTTTTTCTCTAGCATCTTTTATAATACTACCCGCTGCGTTTTGAGATGCCTCTTCTGAATACCCGTAATATTGATAAAGGTCAACTAATTGTTTGGCAGATATATCCTCAACACTTTCATAAACACCAAGTTCATCCATTCGCTGATTTTCAGCAAATGCTTCCGCTTCTCTGTCTTCTGCGTATATAGTTTCGGGGAACGGATTGTCCGCCGTTAGTTGTTCAAAAAGTAATGGGTTGCTTCTTTGAAGTTCTAGTGGGTTGGCTCGATACTTACTATTCCAATCGTCAAACCATTGTTGTTGAGCATTAGAGGTTGCTTCTTCATCGATAACCCCTGGACTATACTGCCCACTATAGTTAAACCCTAGACCTCCAGCATATGGTGAGTCTTCCGAGTTTGAATTGGAAAAATCTAGAGGTTGAAAGTTCCCGTCCGCATCCGTGTAACCCCGACCCCTTGCAGCAATGGCAGATGCTTCCTCGTCTTTTTTTTTTTGGATCAGTTCATTACGAATTTCGCCCATTGCACTTCTTAATTGTACAAGGTCGAATCCTTGGCTTAAACCACCACGAAGGATATTGTTTTCATATTCTTGAAGTTGACCTTGGTCTTCAAGGTCGAAGTAGTCATCACCAAATTGACTTCTTAAATATTCTAGAATTTCTTCGTCCATGCCTTTACTTTACTAGGTTTCCAAGTTGTCTGATGTAAGAATCAAATTCATCTACATCAGTAATTTGTTTTGTAACTCCACGCTCCTCGGTCTTAACTTGATAACTAATACCTCTATTGTTGGAATTATTTGTTTGAATGTCTTGTATTGCTTCTTTATACTCTTCGCTGTTAGGAGATAAAGGCATACCACTCATGTCTGTAATTTGAGTTGTTTTTTCTTGAAGGTCAACCACTAGTGTTCCTGCCTTATGATAAAAACCCGTAACCCTTACAGTCTCTATTGGTCTTGAACCATTTACTTCCGCACCCTCTATCTTGAGTGTCATAGGTGAAGCAAGTTGTTTCATTTCATAGTTTGTCCCATCAAGAGTCTGGGTGTATGTACCTGAAAATTTATTGGTTCTACTTCTAGAAACAGCCTCTGCTCGTCTTCTGTCATCTTCTGCTTTCATACCTACCATTGTCCCATTAGAAATTTCTAGGTATTCTTCTTTAGCAAGTTCCAAAAGTTTTGGGTTAGACCTTACTTCCTCTGGTGACATTTCATGGTTTGCAGCGTAAGACTCAACAACACTTCTTCCAAGACCCTTTGGATCAGCCTGTACTTGTAAGTCAAAGAAGTCTCCAAACTCGCTCATCTTACCCGCGCTAATAAATGCACGACCCGTTCTTGCGCCAAAAGCTTGAGGTGTTTCAAAACGATAAGAGTCTACTGGGCTAAATACTAGAGCAGTTTCTTGGCTCGGTTTATATCTTCCACTAAACACCGAAGAGTAGTTGCTAACTCCGTTTTGAGAGTCGATTATCTCAACCTGCATGGTTTCCTCGTTGTAACGAACATCGTCTAATGTACCCCACTTGTTATCAAAGCGTTCTTGCATTTGATCAGGGGTTTCTTGAAAGTTGCTTGAGTTGGCTTGACTTCTAATCAATGTTTGGTTATCAGAGGTGTATCCTCCACGAGCCACATCAAGGAACTGTTTACCTTGAGCAACAATAACATTTAGTCGATTGAGATTGTCTTGACTCGGATCGTTTGACCAATTTTCTAGCTCTGTTTCATAGGCTTTCATAAAACCCTCTTGGAAGACACGCTTACTTTCGTCATCAAGGTTCATCATGTTACCTTGCATAGAAGCAAACTGCCCCTCAATACGAGATACAATCTGATCACGGCGTTTCTTCTCTTGTTGGAGCAACGCCATGTTTTGTTGTTGTGCTTGAATATTACCACGAATACCCTCTATAGTGGCTTTAGAAGTAGCAGAAGAATAATCAAGTGGTTTTGTAACTAAACTCATCTGCGTCTTGCTTCTTTATCAAATCGGTTGAGCAGTCCTATTACATATCTAGAAAGTGGAGACTTTTCTTTCTCGGCTAGTTCTCTAATCTTATCCGATTGTTCTGGGTTAAAAATATATTCACCACCTGTAGCCTCACCAACTTTCTTGCCGTCTTGAACTAGGTCTATAGGATTCTCTTCATGGCTAAACTCACCGGGAGTCTTCATACCATCTTCGCCGAATTGGATTTCAGCAATCTCTCTAGCGTTTTTCATTTGCGCCTCTGCTAAAAGCCCTTGAGCAGCGGTTGCGCCAAAATTACTAATCGCACCTGCTTGCATTTGTTTGCCTGCGTTGAAGGAAGCATCCGCTTGAGCAAGGTCGCTAAAGAACAAGTTGGCTTCGTTACCCACATTAAACTGTTCGGTACGGAATTCGGCATCCCCTAGTATTTTAAGAGCATCTTGTACATTCTTACCCTTTTGTGCTTCAAGCCCATAGATGTCGGCAGTGTTTTGTCTTGCGGAAGTATTAAGACCACCTATAAGACCACGAGAACCACCACCCTGTGACAATGTATCTACTGTTGTAGCAAAGTTGCTTTTAGCATTTTCAATAGCGAGGTTTTCCGCTTGATTTTCTTTGGCTAATTCAAACAGGTCAAAGTACGCCTCTGGGGTTTCCATTTTTGGAATACCCGTTTTTCTTAATTCTTCTGATCTTTTTTCTGCATCTTTAGCAATACCCCTACCTTGAACATATTGTGCTATAGATGTTCCCGCTGATATTCCTAGTGCAGCAAGTGTAAATGGATCCATACCTATTCCTGTTTTACTTGTTGATGTTGTATTTGGTGTGGGCGCAAACATTACCTTCCTAATTTACAAAGTTAATTATTTCTTTGCAACACTTGGTCGCCCTAAACTGCTGTGAAGACTTTCATTATTAAAGTGCATATTCACGGCAAATAATTCTACTTTTGAGGAGTAGTGATCAGATTCAAAATCCATCTTACAGAAATTGTCTCTCAACTGATCGCCCTCATCTTTAGCGGTGAGCTTAAGCACTACCACATCATCTTCCGAAAGTGCAGAAACATTCCCACTAGCAGTGAGTTTTTTTGAGGAGTCTACACTTGATAATGTTTGCGATAGGCTTGTAAGTGTACCGCTATTGTCATAATACAAATCCGCACCGATCGGGAGCGGTTGTGTATTTATTCTATTCTTAAATGTTACACCCGTATTCGCCGAGTCAACAGAGTCTACTGTACCAACTACAATATAGTTAGCCGTAGAGTTTTGCGTATCTCTAGGCACGAATGCTACAAACTCTCGCTCACGCTCATCATAGTCCGCAGTAGCAATGGTGGTTTGCTGATCCGTAGTAGACAAGGTAGCCGACCAAGACTTGTTACCCTCTAGGCTAATAGCATCATATGATTTTACAGAACTAGGGTCAATGTTAGCAACTACCGAGAACTTTGCTGGGAAGTTTGTCCCATAGAAGTTACCATAACTAGAGTTAGTACCATGTTCCCACAACACCTCTTGGTATGCACCACTTGTACCTCCACCATTAAACGACAAGAACTTATCGTTGATGTTTGCATATAGATCAGGCTTGAAGGAATAGAACGATGTCCACACCCCTCTTTTATGGTCATATGCTATGGTAAACGAAGTGAACGACCCACGGCTTTTTATTGTAAGAATGTACTCGTCATTATCGGGGTCATACCCTGCAACGATGTCGTATTCCGTCTTACCTGTTTGTGCAAGATAAGAGGACAGTTCTTTATCAAAGAAAGCATCCATGCTCTTATCACTAATCGGAGTAATACCATCACGAGATATGCGAATTACCTTTTGCGCCTTTACATCTACATAGTACATGATACCGAACCGCTCAACGATTCCACCAGGGTATCCACTCGAACCAAAATTACCTGCGTAATAAGATGCCGAACCCAGTACATTGTTACTAACAACAACATTGTTGTCTGAAAGGGTTTGTAAGAGGTTTCTATTGATAGGCGCAAATCCTACCTTGTGTTCTTGGAAGATGTACAGTCTATCGGTCTGATCAATTAACTTGTCGATCTTCCCATGACGAACATCGTAGTCCATAAAGTTTGCCGTAGAAGGATTGAAGGACGAAAGCGTAAGCACACTACTATCCATTACATATGGATCAGAATAAGTAATGCTTGACCTACGGCGTACTTCACGAGCATCCTCTAATATAGCATGAGGTCTACCCTTACTTGTATAGTCCGAATCTAGGAAGTCACTATATGAATCTGACTCTACATAGAGAGTATCATACTCAAAGTTAGCGTAGTTGTCTTCATCGTACTCGGAGTTTGCGCTGTCATATGGTGCTAGTAGTATTTCTCTAGGTTTAAAGTAAACATCGCCTTGAATTAGTTCTACCACAGGATATCCTCCATCGGTACTATCTCCTACATGCGCCCCACTTGTAATATCATACGATTCACCTATCTCGTAGTATACAGTATCATTCTCAACTGTTTTTGGCGACACTATTTCTACAATAACTCGTTGACCCCAAATGTCATTACCCGTCTTTACATCGTCAAGGTTGAAGTCGTCAAGAGATTTTGTACCATAGTCTTCGTCTCGTATTACCACAAAGGTTGATGCTCGGTTTGGGCTAACATCGGTATCGGTAGTAACAACTTCTTTTCTAATAACACCAAAGGTATATCCGTCTACATATTGTCGGTTTTGGCTACTATCATAATAAGAGATAACACGAAGGACATCTCCTTCTTTAAAGGTGTATTCTAAATCACTCTTTTTTTCTTTGTTATAGCTCTTATCTTTTCCTTCAAGAGGGAATAAATCAAGGTATATAAGATTGCCTTTGTAATGCGCCCCGGCTACACTATACTGTATAAAGTCTGAATACGTTTGATTACCTCCGTATACAACTTGATACTTCTTCGCCCACGATGGTGGGTTGTGTTTAATCTTAAGATTTACTTGTACAGCACCCTTGTTACTACCACGAGCAGTCTCTCCGTACCCAGCGACATACACGCCATCAATCTTTTGTACAAATGAAGACCTTCCCTTTTCATCGTAGTATACAATACCAAAGTTGTGTATTGCACTTGATTTAAAAGAGGTAACACCCGCCTCGTATGCATAATTAAATGTAGTAGGTAAAGTAAATCCTGTTTTGCTAACATGATAAATATTGGCTACTGCAATAGATTGTGCTTGTGGCGTTCTCGTATCATATCCCGAAGCGTTACCTCCGTTATATTGAATAACTCTTCTGCTTTGAGCATCTACACTAACCTTGGCTTGAAGTGTTGTTATGTCTAGGTCGATCTTTCTTTTCCCACTTACACTATAAGAAGTGTCTTCGTCAAACTCAATTACTACGCTAGGGAAGTCTAATCCAATTTCAATTGCATCGCCAACTTCAATTGAAGAAGGACTAGTGTCGGTTGTGACAGCGGTGATTACTGCATCTCTCCCAACAATTGATTCCGTATGAGAATAGGTGATATCATCGGTAGATTCAAATTGACTTGCAAGGTCATCTAAAATTTCATCCTTTGTCATCGTACTACCTAGAAGTATAGATGCATCTAGAGTAATAGACTTACTAGCAAAAGGAACATCTATTGGGTAGTTAGCATCATTGTACTTACCAATACCAAAATCAAAGTTTATATTAGAATTTACAAAGTCATCGGTAAATAGATATCCCGAAGAATTTTTACGCACCCTAATACTACCACCTGCGCTAGATGTCAATACAACACGAATAGCAATAACTGCTCCTGCATCATACGAGCTTTCCATTGATGTACCATCAAGTAAGATGTGTACTGGACCACCTGAAGAAGGGTTCTCAATACTAGCAGTAATAACCCCTGGGTCTTCTACATCCCTGTATACTACTGAAGATTCTACATCGACCGATATATTGTCAAACCCCTCAATGTAGTCGCCATACATAAGGCGGTTGCCTGATATAGATTGGGCGTGTGCCTTGAGTGGAACATTGTCATATATTTTATCGACTTGGAGGTTTGATACGGCAGGGTAGGAACCATCGTTTCTAAATACAAATGTACCTGTAGATGTAGACGGGTTATCCACTTCTCCAAGTTTATAGAATGTAACTGATCCCCCTTGTCGTGCAAGTATACGCACCTTCTCAACCTCCGAGTCCCCACTCGTAAAAGTCAAGGTAATCTTATTGTTGAAGATTACGAAGTTAGAATTGACAATCCCCTCCCCATATGTGTTGGGGTTGATTGCTAGTTTAGAATAAGTGGATATAGCACTTACCTCTCCGTCTTTATAAATGTATTGATAAGCAAATTGGAAAGACTTCTTGTCAACATTGTTTTGCTTGTAGTCCGAGTCGGTAGAGTAATTAAATGTAATAGGCACTAGCGGTGGTGATTTACATACCTCCAAAAACTCCTTACGCTCGTCATCGGTGTAATAGTTAGCACCATCCGAATCACTCCATATATCGCTCTTGTTAGCGATAACCCGATCTATATTTATTTTTCGTGGTGGATTGTGACCATCGGTAAAATATACAAGGGTTTCGTCTTGGTCGTTAAATGTAACATCCGCTTCGATCAGCGTGTCCGCTTGGAAGTTAAGTACACTGCTTCTAAAGAGCAGTTCGTAGTTTGCGCTTTCTACATTGTAACGATAAATACTATCGACACCTCCGTTTGTGTTTGGAGTCTTTGCACGAACAAAGT